GGTTCGTTTACTTTCATCATTGAGTACGTTCAAATTGCGTAATTAATCTGGTGGGGTTAACGCCCCACCTATAACCATAGGAGATTAATATGGGCGTACAAACAGACGTACAGGTCAAATTTATAGCCGACGAAAATGCAGCCGACCCAGATCGGTTGGTTACAGCAGCGCGGCCAAATACATCAGCAACAATGGCGACAACTACCTTCTTAGGCGGTGGCGCTAGAAACGTAACTGTGACAACTACAGGAACAGGCGACAACGAAAAAACTTGTACAATTACTGGGACAGATGTTTTCGGTGACGCTATGACAGAAGTCATAACATCCACAGGATCTGCCGAAGCCGTTGCAGGGACTAAATTATTCTTAACTGTTAGCGCAGTGGAATGCTCTGCCCAATATGCTGCAAACATCACAGTTGGCTCTGGCTCACTGTGTGCAAGTCCTGTAGCTGGCGGTGGTCGCACTCGACTAAAGGGATATTCAATTGTGTCTGCTGGAACGGCAGGGCTGGTTGATTTCTTTAATGGTACGCCAGAAAGTGGCACTACCATATTTAAGGCACAAACAATCGGCACAGATAATTCAACCGTGGACAACACCATTCCAGACGAAGGTATGCTGTTTAAGTCTGGTTTGTCTGTTAAATATACAGTCGCCACAGTTGTATTAATGAATGTCTTTTTCGCATAGGGGTTTTAAATGGCAACTTCTGGAACCGTAGCGTTCAAACCCGACATACAGGAAATAATCACTGAGGCGTTTGAGCGTTGCGGACTTGATCCACAAGTTCAGACAGGTGATCGGGCTGTATCAGCACGGCGCAGCCTCAACCTCCTCTTCTCTGAGTGGGCCAATAGGGGTATTAACTACTGGGCGCTATCACAGAACACTTTGACGCTCGTAGACGGCCAGACAACGCCTTACACACTACCCGCAGGCACGATTGACATCATGGACGCCGTAATCCGCGATAGCTCTGGGACAGATACGTCTGACCAAGTAATTAATCGCGTATCTATTGCCGATTACAATCAACTGCCAAATAAAACCTCACCGGGCAAGCCAAGCCAGTACATGCTGGACAAGCAAATCACGCCGATACTTTACCTTTGGCAAGTTCCAAACAGGACAACGTACAGCATTATCTATTGGGCTGTGAACCAACTTGAGGACGTTACGGCGTCCAATCAAGATGCCGACATACCATACCGCTGGAACGAATGCATTTGCGCTGGCCTAGCCAGTAAACTCGCACTGAAGTTTTCAAATGATAAATTTCAGATCTTAAATGAAATGTACGAACGCGCGTTTAGCTTTGCAGCTTCTACAGATAATGACGGCGTAAGTTTAAGGATTCAGCCAACCGCGCTGAATTTATCCTAATGGCAAAATACGCAAGAGGAAAAAAATCCTACGCAATAAGCGACAGAAGCGGTCTTCGGGTTAGATATACCCAACTGAAGACCACTTGGGATGGCTTGCGTGTTTCTCCAGAAGATTGGGAGCCAAAACAACCGCAGCTCACGCCTGCAAAGAATGTTGTGGACGCTACCGCGCTGTTTAACGGACGCCCAGATACAGATCCTGAGAATGTAGCTGTCTACATTGGGTTTACCCAAGACTGGACAATTGACCCAAGGTTGCGGCCACCAGTGGGCGTCCCATCAATAGGTGGCGTTGGAAATGTGTCTCTTGCTATGAGCAGTGTACCTAGCCCAGCAGGTCTTGCAGGAACAGGTGCAACGGGTGCAGAATTACTAGAGCTAACACTTGCTGAAGCTGGCGTGGCTGGCACAGGCGCAGTCGGTACTATAACGCCTACAGCCGTCAAGGGCGTGTCTGGCTTGGCTGGAACTGGCGCAGTCGGCGTCGAGGCTCTTAACCTATCAATTGATGAGGCTGGGGTAGCTGGTACGGGCGCAGTAGGCGCGGAGGCTCTGATCTTATCAATAGCTGAAGCTGGCGTAGCTGGTACAGGTGCTGTAGGTAACGAAAGCATATCTATAGACGAAAGTTTCTGGGGTTCTGGCGACTGGGGAGAAGGGACATGGGGTAACTAAATGAATTACACAACTTTAGTCGCAAACATTCAGAACTTCTTGGAAGACGATTCCACAGAGCTAACGGCGTCAATAGACCAAATCATTGGACAGGCCGAAGACATGATCTTCCAGCGCCTGCCAAACCTGCCGTGCTTTAGGTTAACCACATCAGCCAACATGGTTGCAGGGACATTTGAATATACAGTCGCATCCGCGCGGATGATACGTCAGGTGTCAGTGACAGTCTCAAGCAACGTGTCATACCTAGATCACAGGATTGATTCATATCTGCGTGACTACTGGCCCAACTCAGCCACGCAGGGTGTCCCAGAGTTCTACAGCACAAAGACCGCAGGAACGGCTGGAACGGTCATTACATTGGCTCCAACGCCAAACTCGACTGACACCTACCAAGTGGACTACATCGCACCAGAGGCGGGGCTAAGTTCTAGCAACGCAAATAATTGGATTGGCGATAACGCAGAAAACGTGTTACTATCCGCATGTTTATACGAGGCATCAGCGTTTCTCAAAGCTGGAGAGACATTGGCGCTTTACAAAACACAATTTGACGAAGCACTGCAATTATTCATACAAGAGATGCAACGCGATTACGCAGCAGAATATAACGGAGGTCTATAATGGCTATTACTCAAGCAATGTGTACGCAATTCAAACGAGATGTTATGCTTGGGCTGCATGATCTCGACAGCGACACAATTAAAATTGCCCTTTACACAAGTTCAGCGTCACTAGGTGCTGCCACAACCGCATATACAACCAGCGGCGAGGTTGCCAGTGGCGGTGGTTACACCACTGGTGGAGAGACATTGGCAAGCGCGTCAGTAATTAACAACGGCACTAGCGGATGTTTTGACAGTGCTGACCCTGAGTGGACAAGCGCCACATTCACGGCGCGTGGCGCAATAATTTACAATGACACTGAAAGCGATTTAGCAATCGCAATATTAGACTTTGGTGGTGACTTCACAGTGGCAGGGGGTACTTTTAAGATCGTCTTCCCAGCGCAGACCGCCTCCAACGCAATAGTAAGGATCGACTAAAATGGCTAGTACCTATGTAAATGACCTTCGCCTCAATGAGATGGCAACTGGCGACCAGTCAGGCTCATGGGGAACAGTTACCAACACTAACCTTGAACTGATTGCGGAAGCGTTTTCTTTTGGTACAGAAGCCATCACGACAAACGCCAATACGCACACCACTACGATTGCGGATGGTGGAACAGACCCCGGCAGGTCAATGTTCTTGAAATACACAGGAACTTTGGATTCTGCCTGTACAATTACAATTGGCCCTAACACGGTCAGCAAGTTGTGGTTTATTGAGAACGCAACTTCTGGTTCTCAAAACATCATCATAAAGCAAGGTTCTGGAGCCACGATCACTATTCCATCGGGGGACACCAAGGCCATCTATTCTGATGGTGCGGGTTCTGGCGGTAAAATGGTTGACGCCTTTGCCTCTTTGTCTGTTGTTGACCTCAAGGTTCAAGACGATCTGACGGTTACGGATGATGCTTCAGTAGGTGGCGATTTGCTTGTTAGTGGAGAGGTGCAAACAGCTAATATTGGTTTCACCGATGGTGACAATGCTATGGTCATAGCAGATGGAGGAGCAGTAACTTTTCCAATAGCATCAGTCTTTACTAGTGGGTTTCAATCTAACGGTGCGATAAACGTAGGCGTTGATGACACGGGCTACGATGTTAAATTCTTTGGTGATACTGCGTCAGCATTTATGCTTTGGGATGCTTCGGCAGATGATTTAATTCTTGGCGGTGCGGCAGGTCTTTCTGTTAACAGTGCTGCCTTAGTAACAGGTGTTTTGACCACCACGGCTGCGACTGTGTTTAATGGTGGGTTTGCTAGTAATGCAATCTCCACAATCAACACCTCATCATCGGGGGTGCAACCACTTTTAACACTAAGCCAAGCAGATAACACAAGTGGAAATACTTGGGGCTTTGATTTTAAAAGAACTACTAACACAGGCGCTGGTGATCTTGTGGCAAAAATTCATGCTGCTAGAGAGGGTGGCGATGCCACTGGAATTGCGTTTAGTATTAATAAAGCTAACGGTACTTTGATTGAAGCAGGTAGGTTTGACTCGTCAGGAAACTGGCTGGTGGGTCGAACCTCTACAACTGATAGTAATGTTGGCGGTATGATTAGGCTAGACGGCTTTGTGCAGTCCACAAGAGATGGCAACATTGCCGCAGACTTTAACCGTAAATCATCGGATGGTGACATTGTTCGTTTCTCAAAAGATTCGTCATCTGTGGGGAGTATTGGGAGTGTATCAGGTGCGCTTTATATAGGTTCACCAAATGGTAGTGATGCTTTTGCTAAATTTAACAATAACTCCATAACCCCTTCAACATCCGCAGGAGCTGTACGTGATAATGCTATTGACTTAGGTGCGACCACGGCTCAATTCAAAAACCTCTACCTATCAGGACACGCATTAGCTAAAGGAGCCGTTGTTCAAAGAGAAAATGTAAGTTTAACATCTACAACTCAGCTTACTAGATCAGGTGCTTTGGCTGAATTATCTACGAGTTTACGAATAGCGTTTACACCCAAACACGCTAGTTCTGTTTTATATGCTGAAGTAAGTGCTTGGTTTTGTAATCCAAATAATAATGGATTAATTTATGGTCAAATTTATGATGTTACGAATGATGTAGTTGCAAGTTTACCTCCATCTGATGGCAATAGACTACGAGTTCATTTTGCAACAAGAACAACAAAATTTGATATTAATGATTTTGACATGATGACTTTCATGATCCCAATCGCTGCTGCTAATACAACTGAACGAACTTATACAGTTTTTGTTGGTACTGAATCACAAGCACTTCAATTTCTATCATCAACTTTATCAACAACGTCTGGTGTTAATAGTCCAGTTACTTTCAGTATTACCGAAATTTACAACCCATAGTGAGGTATGAATAAATGAACTATAATGGAACAGTTTTTATAGTAGATGCTTGTATATCTTTACGCCCAAAAGCAGGAGTTGGTTTAGAGGGAACTGATGCTAAAGATGTAGTTTGGGATGCAGCGACAATAGCAGCAGGTGTTCCTACTACTGAAGAAATTATAGCAGAGCAAAAACGACTTCAAGATATTGAAGATGCAAACACCTATCAGAGAAAAAGAGCTACAGAATATCCAGAAATTGCTGAACAGCTCGATTTGCTTTATCACGATATGTTGGCAGGAAAAGGAGACAACAATGGATCTTGGTTTGCTGCTGTTAAAAAAGTAAAAGACGATAATCCAAAATAAGGATAAACAAATGGCAATCACATACACATGGAATATAAATACCGTTGACCGAACAATCGCATCAGGCGGTATCGACACAATACACTGGCGTTGCGATGCGTCAGAAACCGTTGGCACTGGCGATGATGCAGTAACGCACTCAGTCGGCAGCTACGGCACAGTTGGCTGCACACCTGACCCAGACGCATCTGACTTCATTGCTTATGACAGTGTGACAAAGGCTAATTGCATAGCATGGGTGCAAGCTCATGTTGGCAAGGACAACACTGAGGCAAACTTAGCTGCCCAGATAGCGGTGCTTAAAGCACCAACCACTGCCACGGGTGTTCCGTGGTAACAACCCCAAAAGGAGATCACAATGGCTGAGAAAAAAACAAACACCATTACGATCAATGACGTAGATTACACTGAAGACCAACTAAATGACACCCAGAAGGTTATGGTGAACCACGTTGCTGACTTAGATAGAAAGATTGGTTCTGCTAATTTTAACATCGACCAGTTAAAAATGGGACGCATGGCGTTTATGAACGCGCTGACCGTTTCTTTAGAAGCTAAGGAAGCTGCTGAATAATGGAGATGGACGCGCTTTGGAATGTAGGACTTACCGCAGGGTTGGGCTTCATCGTATGGTGGGCGAAAAACCAGCATGACGAATTAAAGCGCGTCCAGATCCTTTTAAACAGAACGCGAGAGGAGATGGCCAAGGAATACTCGACCAAAGTTGAGAGTACCGCATCCATAGACAGGTTAATAACCCGTTTAGATACTCTCGACGCTAAAATGGACAGGATGCTCGAACGGTAAAAAAAAGGTGCGTTGCACATGATTGACCCTATTTCGGCAATGGCAGCGGCATCAGCGGCGTATTCTGGCATAAAAAAAGCCGTGTCCGTTGGCAGGGAAATCAGCGGAATGGCTGGTTCTATATCCCAATGGAGCAAAGCTGTAAGCGACTTAGACTTCTTAGAGAAAAAAGCTCAGAAGCCTCCAATGTACAAAATGTTCAGTGACACTCAAAGCAATGCTTTGGAAATATGGACTCAAAAACAAAAATTGGCAGAAATGCGTGAGGATCTCCGCAGCTTTATATCTTGGAATTATGGCCCATCTGCTTGGGACGAAATTGTCAGAATAGAAGCTCAACAGCGCAAAGAACAACGAGAGCTTGTCTATAAGAAACAAGAGTTCGTAGACAATTGCATTAATTGGACCGTGGGCATTCTAGCAGTGTCTGCTGGAATAGGAATTTTAGCTGTTGCGGTATACTTAATTGGCGCGAAGCAAGGCAAATGGTGAGTGTTTTTTTTAGAATACAAGCGAAAATGGGTAGTTCTAGACAAAAAGGGAAAAGTTGTCATAATTACCCGTGATAAAAACATTGCAAGAGCTTACGCCAACTTGTGGAGAAACAAGAATGACAGAGTTTGAAAAAGCTGACACTAATGGCAGCGGGGTAGTCGAAAAGTCTGAGTGGGACGCGCTAGATTATGAAGATCGGCGTAGGCGATTAGATGATGAAGACAGTAAACGCGACCAGCAACGCAAGATGGTTTGGTTTGCGCTGAGTGGCATGTTGCTGTATCCGTTTTCTATTATGATTACGGCCCTAGTAGGCTTGGACGAGGCGGTATCTGCCCTATCGTCCATCGCTGGTGTGTATTTTGTCAGCGTGGCGGGAATTGTAGGGGTTTTCTTTGGCGTAACAAATATGGGGAAGAAATAATGTTTCAAGCTCTATTAGGACCACTGGGGTCACTGGCCAGCACATGGCTGTCTTCTAAGGTCGAAACAAAGGCCGCTGAAACGCGAATGAAGGTTTCAGAAGCGGACGCGAAAGCAAAAATCATGCTATCCGCTGCAACCAGCGAGGCCGACTGGGAGCGCATTATGGCCCAAGGTACTCAAAATTCGTGGAAAGACGAGTATCTTGTGGGACTTTTCAGTATCCCGCTCATACTCTCGTTTTGCGGGGAATGGGGTAGAAAAACGGTGGCCGATGGTTTTGATGCTTTGTCCACTATGCCAGACTGGTATCAATATACGCTAGGAGTGATCGTGGCCAGTTCGTTTGCCGTGAGATCCGCCACCAAGTTTTTTGGAGGTAAGAAGTGACCAAACTACACATAAAAAAATTGGAAATCCGTCTTGGGTTTTTAGAGGTGAAAAAATGAAAGCAAAAATAAAATGGTTGTGGCCTTCTTATTGGTTGTCGTTGTTGATGGGGAAGTCCACAACGCAAACGGAGATGTCTATTGGAACAGTATCGTCACCTGTTCCCATTACGCAAACTGGATCGAAAGCACAGCCGAAACATGGCAGACCCCTTGGTTCGAAGAACAAATCCAAATCCAAGCGTACTGCGTCCCACAAATCGTCAACCCAGAAGAAGTCAAAGTCTTCAAGTAAGAAGACGAAATAATGGAAAACGATGTAATAATTGAACAACAAGCCTCCACTATAGGCACTAAAACCATCAACATTGGCACAGGTGGCGGTGGCAGTGATGTTGAAGCTGGCATAGAGTTTATATATGATCTTCGAGAGCATATAGTGGATGTTAGTATAGCTACAGTTTATGGCCTTGTGGTGTTTGCTATCGTGCTGTGGTTAAAAAAGAAGTTTTCTACTTGATGTGGGTTTTGGTCTGGATGCAGTTAATATCAGGAATGCCTGTAGACCATTTTCAGTTAGCTGTTTACGAAAATAATGTTGAATGCGAAAAGAATAGAAAACGTGCAGAGATCATGGTAACACATAATGGAATTGCTGTTGCTTGCCTAAACGTAAGGATAGAAAAATGACATTTAAACTAAGTTCGCGGAGCGAGGCCAAGCTAGAAGGTTTAGACCCACGGCTTGTGGCCGTTGTTAAATCGGCCATCCACAAAACGAAGATAGACTTCGGTGTGATCTGTGGAATGAGAACTATGGAGGAACAAAAGGCGCTTGTTGAGAAGGGTGCATCGCAGACGATGAAGTCCAAACATCTCCAAGGCTATGCTGTAGACCTTATGGCGTATATTGGCTCCAGAGCATCTTGGGAATTAAATCTTTATGATGACATAGCAGACGCTATGGCCGAAGCTGCCCGTGAAGTTGATGTCCCTATTCGCTGGGGAGCTGCATGGACAGTGTCGAACATAGCCCAGTTTACTGGTGGCAGTATGGAAGATGCCATGAACAGCTACATTGACGAACGTAGAACACAAGGTCGCAGGCCATTCATTGACGGCCCACATTTTGAACTAATGGTTTAGGAACGCACATGCCTTTGCAGCTATTAAAATATAACCCCGGCGTTGTAAAAGACATTACGGAGTATGCTGCTGGAAAAAATGGCCCGTTCTGGGTGGATAGTGACCTAGTACGTTTTAAATCGGGCTACCCTGAGAAACTAGGTGGATGGGTAAAAGACCCAATCAACGCGCTAGACACTGCTGGTAGCATTACCTCAACGGAAACTACTATTGAGGGCATTGCCAGACGTATGGTCTACTGGCGATCCACGACTGATGGCGAAGACCGTCTGGCTGTTGGTACGCACAATCACCTCTACATTGTAGAGAATGGCGCTCTGTATGACATAACGCCCCTGCGTGATGCCACCAATTCAGCCACCACGACCACAGAGGCTCTAGACGATAGCGAGACAGCAATTGATCTTGCCAGCGTTACTGGCTTTAAGACGGCTGGAGCTATCCTGATTGGCACTGAAGTCATAACTTACACTGGCATTAGCACCCTGACGTTGACTGGATGCACCAGAGGCGCTGACAGTAGCACAGCAGCGGCACACGACAGTGGGGCCGTGGCTACCCAGATATTAATAGATCCGATCACCACAGCCGACGAAAGCACCACCGTCACCATCACAGACACAGGACACGGCGCTCAGACTAACGACTGGGTGGTTTTAAGTGGCGCAGCGGCTACAGGCGGCGTGACAGCAGCCGATCTTAACAGCATGGCTGGGTATCAAGTCACTGTCCTAAACACCAGTACATACACAATTACAGTCCCATCTGCGGCCACGTCAACAGTGTCAGCAGGCGGCGGCAATGCAGTAGTCATTAAGTATTTGGTCGGCATAGCTGGTCAACTTGGGGCGCAAAGCTCTGACCCTGCACTGGGCTGGGGCGTTGGTAGTTGGGGCGAAAGCACTTGGGGTACGGCCAGAAGTGCATCATCTTCTGACGTTAGCTTGGACAATAGTTCTTGGAGCCTATCGCTCTGGGGCGAAGACCTAATCGCCACGGTGCGTAACGGGGCCATTTACTACTGGGATACCTCTGGCGGTACAACGAACCGTGCGGCGCTGGTATCGGACATCGTAGGCGCTGAGAGTGTCCCTACTATTGCCAGAGTGACCACAGTGTCATTCCCTGACCGACACTTCATTGCGGGTGGCTGTCAGGCGTATGTGGCGGGTGGAGGTGGCAACGTGGATGATATGTTGGTGCGCTGGTCAAGCCAAGAGCAATTTGAGAAGTTTGCGCCCACGGCGACTAACACGGCAGGCGACCAACGCCTACAGATCGGCACAAAGATCGTGGCAATGGTATCTGCGCGCGAGGAGACACTAATTAGTACCGATTCGGCCCTTTATGGCATGACATTCGTGGGCGGTAATTTTGTGTTTTCGTTCCGCCTTCTAGCCACA